GTCAATAACAACACCATATTCTGAACCAGAATAGTTTAGATCTGAATCAGGTAGGCAACGGAAGTTCACTGGGAACACTGTTGCTGCGTCACGCTTTAGTCCATGAGATGTTGTATCAATTGAAACAACACGACGTGCAACATAAACACGCTCCTTGGTGCGAGCAACTGATGTTACTGCTCCAACTGGAATGTTTGCTGAAGGATCATCAAAAGCAACTGATGTTCCAATTTGTGCTGGAGCTTGTCCAACTGCAACAAGAACACGTTCTACTGGTGCATCACCAAGAGCACCTGCTGCAATAGCAAGTGAAGCTGCTGGTGTATCAGTATTGCTGTTATAAGCAGTATCGTTATTAACGATAGTTGGCTTGTTAACAATTTGAAGAGATGCATTTGGAACATAAACGCTGTCCATTTGTCCCCATGAGAACTGCATGTTTTCAAGAGTTGCTTCTGTAAGTTCTGTCTTAAGCATTACTTTAAGAGTTTGCTTGAAAATACGAGCTGCGTCAAGAAGTTGATCAACCATTACTTCGCCGTATGAAGGCTCATAAGAAATTTCAAGACCTGTATTTGTATATCCAACTTCACGATAAGCAGAAGAACTTAGAAGTCCTGTACGTGCTGATGTGTTTGTTGGCATCAAAGCTGAAAGATCTGTTTTTGTTGTTGTTGGGCGACCTGTGTTGTTTGAGCTGTTACCAACTGAAACGAATAGAGATGCTGCGCCAACGATTACATTTTTAGTATTTGTAGCCATTATTTATTTCACCACCTTATGTATTTTAAATATTAAAACAAAAAAGTGACAACTTGCTTCCTCATAGAAAATCATACCATTTAGGCAAAATAAATCAAAGTTTAGATATACTTGCCCGTATTGTCTATACCCTGATCTACTTCTCTGGTATATGTGTAAGAAATTGCAATATCACCGCTCATATAACCGCCCTCATCAACAAAAGGTTGCAAAGGATCTGCCGATTCTAACTTAAAGTATAAGAATTTAAACGGACTATTGGATTGATGAGCAAAATCGTTTATATCTTTTGCTGACAAATCATATCTTCTAAAAAGGTCCGTTAAAAAATTTGATATTTCTAATATTTTTGAGTTGCTTCTGGAGATTATTTGAATCATCATAGATTCTTCCGAAATCCACCATTGAACTCCATAATTTTTTTGAAGAAGGTCATACGTAAGATATGTTTTGCCTGGAAGCAAGTTATTGAATTCTGGAACTTGTTGTGTTGGAATAATAGGAATTAATGGGTCCGAAATGCCATCAGCATAATAATCTTGTGGATCTAAAATTTTAGCATTTTGTAATTCTTGCCATATGACATTTCTTACATCAAATGCAGCAATTTTTGAATAATCTACTGTCACTTTGAAACCGCCCCCGTATCTATTTGATTTGCAATTGTTGTTACAGCTTGCTGAATTTTATAAGCGCTTGGCTTACTTGAACTTAAAACTTTAGATACATCATTAGATATTCTCTCATACAATCCAGATGAATCCATAATTGTGTTCCCATTTTTTGTGTACCATTCCAGCATATATGTAGCAAAAGCATTTCTTGTTTGTAGCCCCCCAGGATGCAGTATATTAATTTGTGTTCCTGGAGAAATAAAAGCTATTTCGTTGCCGTCCATCATTGCTAAAATTCTTTTTGCTTTAAAAGACACTGGTGTTCCAGATTCCATTATGTTTGCTTTATTTGCAAAAATATTTCTTTTAGATACTGTTTTTCCTGTTTTTCCTGGAGTCAATAATTCTGGATTAATAGGAACTGGCATTTTTGATGGTAAAAAATTAGAAGAAATTACAAGAGTACCATTAAGGACTAAAGATCTTTCTAGTACAAAAAGTCTTGAATTTGGTTTTCCTACATTTCCCCACTCATAAATATGATGCATTTTTTTAGGATTCATTCTTGAATAATTGTCTATATCAATTAAAAACCTTTTAGTAGTAATGGAAAAAATTGCTCTTGATATTTCATCTAAAACTTTTGGCTTTGTAAGTTCTTTTATTTCAGAAACAAATAAGTCTAAGTTTTTAACTAATTCTTTTGTATTAATTTCAAGTTTGACTGTCATCTTGCGCTTCGCTTCTTAAAAGCACGGCTGAATAATATGCTATTTTCCCAAAAGGATCTAGCATGGCATGTGCTGCTGTAACTTCAAAAATTGTATCTGGTTGATCATATTTATCTATTTCAACAAAAATTTGTTGACCATCGCTTGTTCTAATATTTTGAATGCGCCAACGCTTGCTCATCAATTCAAAAACATACATTCTAAGTTGCATTTTTTCATCATAATTAAGGTCTTTTGATTTACCAAAAGATTTATTATCTGATTTTGTTGATGCACCCCTCATTTTAACAGGTTCTATTTTACAATCAATTGTTTTGTTGTAAATCCATTGACGTTTAATTGCACCAGTGTCTTTGTCTTGTACATTTTGCTGAATATAAATATCTGCTTTCATGTTAAAAACAGATCCAATAAAAGATGCTGGTGTTCTTGAGCTAAACATTAAATTATAACAATATTTGCTTTACGGTATTGATCAAGAATATTATCTACCGTAATATTTCCTGTACCATTAAAGGCGCCCTTTGCCATTTCAAATGAAATTTCGCTAAGGTTTACCTTTGACAAATATTTGTTCCTCCAGTTGTAATCATTAGAAAGAATATCTTGAACTAATAACATTGATGCTAATTTAATATCTTCTGGAACAAACTTATATCCAATTTGTCCTTCAAAGCGATAAAGATATCCATCTCTAAATCTTCCTGGATAAAGAATTACTGGATCCATTTCATTGTTCCAGCCCATATCCCAACCTGGATACCACAATCTTAATTGATATCCTGTTGGACTAATTTCAACACCAGGTCCAAATATATTATAAGCGGGATCTTGAGTGTAATCTGTAACCAAAATTTGATTTTCCCAAATCTTGTTTAATTTAACCATTTTTTCTGTTAATTCAATTGTATTGGCGCCAATTCCATAAACTTCTTGAAATCCATAATATGTGTAAAATTTAATTCCAGTATAACCTTCAATTATTGTTCTTGCTACTTTTTCTGCACTAACAATAGATTTTGGATCCATATAATTAATTTCTGAAGGAATAGATCCAAAACCTAAAAAGTCTACTGTTTCTGATACTGTAGAATAAGGAGTTTCAACTCCATAGTATTCTGTTTGAGTTGTTGGTACATCATTTATGGCATATGACCAGCGTACCTCTAAAACTCTGTTTACACTGGTAATAGCTGGAGTTAGCAAAAATGAATATATGCCTGGGGGTGTCTCATCTACTGATGTTAATGAATCAAAACCAGTAATAGGGTTTAAATTATCATTAGCATCATAAATAGATAGTGTAGGGATAGCATCTGCTTGAAACAAAACACCATCATTATAGACTTCTAGCTGAATTCTTACCTGACTATTAGTGTTGATTGTTTGCAATCAAAACACCCCCTATTTTAATTTATGCGTAGAATTCCTGAGCTTCTCTTGGAGTTGCTAGTCGGAAACCCTCTTGCTTGTCAAAAATTGCTTGAGCATCTTCTTCTGACATTGTCAAAAATGGATGATCTTGCGTAAAAGTATGCTTACCAACCTGGTATGAAAAATTACCTCGGTCCATTTTTACAAGCACTTGATTTTCTTTACTCACGTTTTTTGTCTCTCTCTTTTTCTTTTCAATCTCTGGAATCTCAATATCTTGCTTTTCTGCTGCTGTAAATGCAGCATATGTTTGATAATTTACACCTTCTTCTTCCAGAAGGGCAATGATTTCTTGTTTTGTTTTAACTCCTGAAGAATCTACTCCAAATGAGTCTGCAATCTTTCTTAATTCTGTTATTTTTAATTCTGTAAATGACATTTGACTTCCTCTCGTCATTGTTAATTATATCAGATAATGACTAAGGGCAGGATTTAAGTTCCCGCCCTTAATCTTGCAACTAATTAGTATTAGTATGAAGTTGTGTATGGAACAGAGTTTGTTCCACCTGTGATACCTGCGCCGTTAATACGATCACCAAAGTTATCACCTGAACCCATTACTGAGCCAGACACCTTGATGTTCTTAACGATAACGTGTGCATCGTAGTTTTCCATTACGCAACCGACACGAATGAATAGTGTATATTCAATTGTATCTTTCTTTGGTTGGAATAGACGATAAACTGTTACGTCACGCTTGATACCAATAATAAAGTTCTGAGGGAAAGTCAAGTGGACTTCACCGTGAAGGTTAAGACCTGCACCAGAATAATCTCCTGTGCGTGTCTCGTCCATCAATGGAACGTTAATTACTGGGATACCAAATGCGAATGGGGTTACCGAACCTGGACCGCCATCGTTAGCTGCAACATCACCACGGATGATACCTGAAGCGATATCAAATGGATTTGATGAGCCAGCGTTTGCTGTCTGGTTGTATAGGTAATCCTGAACCAAGTTAGATCCTGAGAAGAATCTTAGTTGGTTACGACGTTGCTTGTACTTACGTGGCAACGCCTTAATAGCTTCATTAAACACTCTCTTGTCAAGACCGAAACCATTAGCGTCAACGACGTGTGCGTTTGACAATGCTAGTGTACGGAAACCCTTAAATGCTGACATTAGGCCAGTATCTGCGCCAGTACCATTGATCAAAACATCCTCAATGTCATTACCAGCTTGGGTAGCCATAAGACGTGCAATGTGATCTTCTAGATCTGGACCTTCAATATTGTCTTCTAGAGACTCTGCTGATAGTTCCCAATCTAGACGAAGCTTGCGAGTTGTAAGAGAGACCTTGTGGAATTGTGCACCTCTTGCTGTGAATGTTGTTTCATCAGCATTTGTGTATGTTCCAGAAGCTCCAACGTAGTCACGTGGATTGTCTTCTTGTGCAACTGTCATGATACGTTGTCCAACTGCAAC